TGAAGTATTAGAAACTGTAAACTCTTCTGCTAATACTGCTGCTGATATTAATTTAGTTGCTGCTGCTGAGGCTGGTAATGATGGTCGTTGGGCTGTTGAGCGTTACAAAAACTTGGGTATGAAAGTTGAACTAGAAGCTAATGCAATCGCTGTTGCGACTCGCCGTGGTAAAGGTTCTTTCATTATCTGTTCTAGCAACGTAGCTTCTGCTCTTGCTGCTTCAGGTTCTTTAGATTATGCTCCTGCATTGTCTACTAAATTGAAAGTTGATGACACTGGTTCATTGTTTGCTGGTACTTTAAACGGTTCTATCAAAGTATTCGTTGATCCATACGCTGCTTCTGACTATGTAACTGTTGGTTATAAAGGTACTAATGCATATGACGCAGGTTTGTTCTACTGCCCATACGTTCCTTTAACTATGGTTAAAACCATTGGTGCTGATGACTTCCAACCTCGTATCGGTTTCAAAACTCGCTACGGTATGGTTTCAAATCCTTACACTTCTATTGCTGACAACAGCAATGCTTACTTCCGTAACTTTGTAGTTACTGGTATTCAGTAAGAATTAGTTTAACCAACTAATTAGAAAAGGACTCTTCGGAGTCCTTTTTTTTTTATCTTATAAATAGTACTAATACTAGAATAGGTAATATCAAGATGAGTGATCAAAAAACAACAAATGTTAATTTCCTTTCCCCTCTTAACTATAAGTTAGTTGTAGGTAAGATACCCAATATAGAATACTTTTGTACTGGTGTGGTTGTGCCTTCTATTTCTATTGAAGGTGAGAATCCTATGTATTCAACACCAACTAGAGATATTAGATTATACTCCAATAAACTTCATTTTACTACATTAGATATCACTACAATCATTGATGAGAACTTAGAGAACTATAAAGAGATATATGATTGGATTCAAGATATAGTATTTACCGATGATATCTCACCTTTAGAGAAATCAAGTGATATTACATTAATTATTATGAGCTCTAAAAATAATTCAGTTAAACAAATAAGATTCACTAATGCCTTTCCTGTATCAATAGGATCTTTAGAATTTACTTCTATTAATGAATCAGTAGATTACATAACATCTAATATTACATTCGAATTCACGGATATGATCCTAGAATAAACCTTGACATTCTATAGAAGATGTAGTATAATATAGACTAAACAAGGAGAATTGTAATTTATAATATTGAAGATATACTTAAAGAATGGGAAGTGGATGTACAGATTGATCAGATAGCATTAGATGATGCTTCAATACAATCCGCCTCACTGCATGCCAAATATCTTGAAATGCTTACTAAAACTAAACTAGAATTGAAGTATTTTGAATCACAATTAGATATAATCTATAAAGATAAATGGTTATATTATACAGGGAAAATGGATACCGATAGAGTACAACAACTTGGATGGAGTCCGGATCCTCTTAATGGTCTTAAAATACTTAAATCAGATTTAGAGTATTATTTTAAAGCTGACGGGGATCTACAAGAATTATCATCCAAGATTGACTTAGCTAAAATCACTAAAGAGACACTTGAAGAAATAATAGGTCATATTAGATTCCGTTCTACTAATATTAAGAATATTATAGAATGGCGCAAATTCATGAGTGGATCATAAATGGACACAATAAAGATTCGTAAAAAGAATCATGCAATGCTTGCAATCTCAACTGAACCATCAATTGACATGGAGTTGTCATCTCATTTTGAATGGTTTGTACCTGGTTACAAATTCATGCCCTCCTTTAAAAATAAATATTGGGATGGTAAATTCCGACTTTATGACACAATGAGAAAAGAAATACCTGCTGGTGTATATGATTATGTTAAAGAATTTGCCGATGTCCGTGGTTACAATATAGAACTTGAACATTGCTCAACATACGGATCTATTAATACTAAAGTTGACTTGGATGTATACCAACTAGTTAAATTCATAAAAGGGTTGAATCTAACATCTAAAGGGGTCAGAATAGAGCCAAGAGAATACCAGGTTAAAGGGATTTTGCATGCTATACATAACAAGAGTGCATTACTGTTATCCCCAACGGCATCGGGTAAATCATTAATTATCTATTGTGTAATTAGATGGTACTTAGATAATTATGATAAATCTATTCTATTAGTTGTTCCTACTACATCATTAGTTGAACAAATGTATACAGACTTTGATGATTATTCTAAATATGATGAAGAATGGTGTACTGAAGAATACACACATAGAATCTATTCAGGTAAAGAACGTAATACAGATAAAAGAGTAGTAATTACTACTTGGCAATCTATCTACAAAATGCCGAGTAATTGGTTTAAACCTTATGGTATGGTTGTAGGAGATGAAGCACATACGTTTAAGGCAAAATCATTAACATCCATTATGTCTAAATTAAGAGATGCTGACTTTCGTATAGGTACAACAGGTACTATACCTGATCAAGATTCTGATTGTCATAAACTTATATTAGAAGGACATTTTGGGCCTATATATAAAGTAACAACTACAAAAGAATTAATGGATTCTGGTACGTTAGCTCAGATGTCTATTAACATTCTTTTATTAAAGTATCCAGAAATAGTCTGTAAAGAACTAAAAAAGGCAACATATCAAGAAGAAATAGACTTTATTGTATCTAATAAAGAACGTAATAACTTCATTAAAAACCTCACACTCGATCAAGATGGTAATACATTAGTACTATTCAATCTAGTTAAGAAGCATGGTGAACCATTATATAAGATGATATCAGAGAAATCAGCTGATAATAGAAAAGTATTCTTTGTATCTGGTTCAACTCCAGCTGATAATAGAAAAGTATTCTTTGTATCTGGTTCAACTCCTACAGATGATAGAGAACGTATACGTCAACTAACTGAAAAAGAGAATGATGCTATTATTATAGCTTCTTTAGGTACATTCTCTACTGGTATTAACATTAAGAATCTACATAATATTATATTCGCATCACCTTCTAAATCACAGATTAAAGTTCTCCAGTCTATTGGTAGAGGACTTAGGAAGTCTGAAACAGGACAAGGTACTGAGGTATTTGATATAGCTGATGATTTACATTATAGAAAACATCAGAATTATACTTTACTTCATTCAGGTGAACGTATTAAAATATACTCTAAAGAACAATTCGATTACGATATCTACGAGGTTAATATATGACTGCATTACCCGATATAAGACAAATACAACTAACTACTGGTATATCTCTTGTAGGTTATATAGTAGAAGAAACTGATCGTGCTCTACACGTTGAAACACCCTTTGAAATTATCAGATCTGGTAATACAGCTGAATGGGCTCTCTACCTTCATATGTGTGATGATAATCATATACTAAATATTAATAAGGAACATATTATATGTTCCTTTGAATGTACTCACCACTTTAAGTTCGAATACATTAAAATGATAGAACGATTGACTACTGAAGTTGAAGAGGAATTTGAAGAAGAAGAAGAAGTAATTGATGATGATGCACACTACTATACAAATACGTCTACTTTACATTAATATATAGTATTCCCCCTTTCCGACAGGGCGTATTAATATTATAACACACTTTAAAGTATTTGTCAAGGTTTATTTTTACTTGACATTATAACTAAATTAGTGTATAATGTATATAATACTAATAAAAAGAGATATGTTATGACTACGGAACAAAAACAACCAAATCATTATTTAAACAATAAAGAATTTTCACAAGCAGTAGTCGATTATGTTAATGAATGTAACGATGCTAAAGAAAACTCCCTACCTGTACCTATTGTAACAGATTATATTGCAACTTCCTTTATGGCTATTGCTAATAAACTGTCTAATAGATCTAATTTTGCAAGATATACTTACCGTGATGAAATGGTTATGGATGCTGTAGAGAATTGTCTAAGGGCAATTAATAACTACAGATATGACTATACTACACGAACGGGTTTACCTAATGCGTTCTCTTACTTTACCCAGATATGTTTCTATGCTTTTGTGCGTAGGATACAAAAGGAAAACAAACAAGTTGATATTAAGAATGAATTTACATTAAAAGCAGATCATGAGAACTTTTTACATTATGGAGAAGCAGGTATAAATCGTCCCACTGAGTATGTATCTGTTAATGATACTATTGAACATCTTAAAGATAAAATATCAACAATTGATCGTGCAAAGAAAACAGCCATAAAGAAAATACGCCACAACTTTAAAAGGTTAAAAGGTTTAGAACAATTTTATATAAAAGACTAGGTATATAATGAAAGTAGCTATATTGAATGATACACACGCTGGTGCTCGTAATTCCTCGGGAATATTTATAGAGTATCAGCGTCGATTTTATGAAGAAGTCTTCTTCCCTTACTGTGACAAACACAACATCTCTCAGGTACTACATCTTGGTGATTACTATGAGTCAAGAAAGAATGTAAACTTTAAAGCTCTTAATGAGAATAGAAATATGTTCCTAAAACCGTTGGTTGAAAGGAATATGTATATGAACATCATACCAGGTAACCATGATGTATATCATAAAAATACTAATGATCTTTGTGCTCTTAAAGAACTATTAGGGTATTATACTAATAATGTAAAGATACACATGGATCCTGTTGAAATTGATTATGATGGTTTATCTGTAGCTCTTATTCCGTGGATTACTTCTGAGAATCAACAAAAAGTTAAAGACTTTATCTCTACAACATCTGCTCCTATTCTTGGGGCTCATTTAGAATTACAAGGGTTTGAAGTATCACGTGGTATTATGCATCAGCATCATGGATTCTTAGCACCTAAGGCTTTAAGTAAGTTTGATCAAGTATTATCGGGTCATTTCCATATAGCATCTGAGCAAGGTAATATACGTTATCTTGGTTCGCAAGTAGAGTTTACATGGAATGATCATAATGATAAGAAGTATTTCCATGTACTTGATACAGAAACCAGAGTAATTGAGAAGGTATTAAATCCAATTCGGATGTTTGAAATCATTTACTATGATGATGAAGTAACAGATTATACTACCCACTCAGTCGTCAGTTATAAGAATAAGTTTATTAAGGTGTTTGTTAAGAACAAAACAGACCCTTTTCTATTCGATGTCTTTATTGATAAGATAACAGATATAGGTGTGCATGATCTTAAAATATCAGAAATCTTTGTATCTGATATAGAGAATACAACAATAGCTTCTAATATAACAGATACAGGGGATTTACTAAACTCCTATATAGATGCCTTAGATACACAATTAGATAAAGAAAGAGTTAAGAATATAGTACATAAACTATACACTAATGCTCAATCATTGGAGATACAATAATATGATAACATTCCATACATTGAAATGGACTAATTTCCTATCTACTGGTAATGATACAACTACAGTACAACTTGATAGATCTCCATCTACATTAATAGTAGGTCATAATGGATCAGGTAAATCAACAATGATTGATGCCTTATCGTTTGCACTATTTGGTAAACCCCATAGATCTATTAAGAAAGCACAGTTAATTAATACTATTAACCAAAAGGCATGTGAGGTATCTGTTGAGTTTTCTATAGGATCACATAGTTATATTATAGTAAGAGGATTAAAACCTAATAAGTTTGAGATATACATAGATAATAATATGATAGATCAATCATCTACTGTTAGGGATTATCAATCCTATTTAGAACAAAATATATTAAAACTCAATCATAAATCATTTCATCAGATAGTAGTATTAGGTGCTTCATCATTTGTACCTTTTATGCAACTTAATACGTCATCACGTAGAGATGTTATAGAAGATGTGTTAGATATACAGGTATTNGGTGTAATGAATAACTTACTTAAAGCTGATATATCTAAAATCAAAGAAGAACTGAAAGATGTTGATATTACTATCTCCACCACTACTACATCAATAGATATGCAAAAAAGGCATATCCGTGAAATTCAAGTTCTAAATGATTCACATATACATAAGAAGTCTAAAGAGGTGGAATTACTTAATTCAAAGATCACAACACTTGAATCTGAAAATAAAAACTTGACAAATGGACTGGATTGTAGTATAATAGAGTTATCAAAACAATTAAGTACTATTGGGCAAGAAAACGATGAGCTTAGAAAGTTTGATGTTGGTATACAGAACGGTATTAAGCGTGTTGTTAAAGAGTCTAAATTCTATGAAGAAAATGATGACTGCCCTACCTGTAAGCAAGACATAGATACTATATTCAAAGAGTCACAGTTAACTATGTCTAAGGCTAAGGCTGTAGAGTTACAAGAAGGTCTTACACAATGTAAGGTGGCACTGATGGATTCAAATGAAAAATATATAGGAGTTGAGTCTGAGCTACAGAAGTTACATGATAGACATGCTAAAGTGAATCTAAATAATGGTATATTAGAATCATATAGATCAGCTAAAGATACATTAATCTCTGATNTATTTGATTTACAGAACACAGATGGTAATGACACATCTGATGTATCTTTATCTAGGGCTAATAAAGAACTTAATATATTAAATGATTCACTCCAGATATGTATGAAGAATCGTGTAGATCTTGGTGAGAAGAATAACTATAACTCAGTAATATATGAAGTATTAAAGGATACTGGTATTAAGACACAGATCATTAAACAATACCTACCAATGATTAACCAAATGATTAACCATTATTTACAAATAATGGATTTCTATGTATCGTTTTACTTAAATGAGGCATTCTCTGAAACTATTAAGAGTAGGCATAGAGATATTTTTTCGTATGATTCATTTTCTGAAGGTGAGAAGATGAAGATAGATTTAGCTATATTGTTTACATGGCGTGAGGTAGCTAGAGTAAAGAACTCAATGTCTACTAATCTTTTGATATTAGATGAAACGTTTGATTCATCATTAGATCCAGATGGTATTGAAAATCTTATTAAGATTCTTATTACAATGTCTGATTGTAATCTGTTTGTTATTAGTCATAAAGGAGAGATATTAGAAAACAAGTTTAGAAGTAAGATGGAGTTTAAGAAGACCGGTAATTTCTCAAAAATCATTTGACTTTACCGTATAAATAGTGTATAATAGTGGGAAGTAAACATAAATAATAACGTGAGGATTTGTAATGAAATTAACTGAAAGTACATTGAATGTATTAAATAACTATGCTACGATTAATCCAAATATCGTAATCAAACAGGGAAATGTGTTAGAAACGGTATCTGGTGCTAAGAACATCATGGCTTCTAGTACAGTAGATACTACATTTCCAGCAGACTTTGGCATCTATGATCTTAATGAGTTCATTAATGCTATTGATATGATCGACAATCCAGAATTCTTATATGAAGATGGGAATAAGTCGGTTATCATTAGAAGTGAAGACAAAACACAATCGATTAAGTATTTCTTTTCTAAACCTGAGATTCTAGTATCACCATCCAAGCCTATTGATATGCCTGAGTGTGAGCTAGAGTTTGAACTAGAAGAAACAGATATAAATAATATCAAAC